ATCCCACTCGACACGAAGATTTGGAGTAAAGTCATCTTTGTATTCCTCTAATAGTTTACGTAATGGTTCAAGGCTATTCTCTGCACCGTTCACAAAGTCAAAGCCTAAGTTAGCTACACGATCACCGACATGCTGTTGGAATAACTGAGACAATGTGTCCTCTGCTATCTCATCTTTGATCGGCTCTGATATATCTATCCGCTTGAATAGATCTTCATATGCTAAACGTGTAGCGGTGGTCATGCTTGCATTCACACGATTGAATACTGCTTGTAAGTCAGACACAGATAGGTCACCATCATAGGCTTCCATTGCTGTATCCAACGCTTGCTTTATCTTACGAACATCCTTGGTAAAGATACGGTCAGGACATCTTATACCTTTGTGATTGTTGTAGAACTCTCTGTTCAGTAATGTTTTTAATAGTGCTAACTCCATCATATCTCCTGCCTCCTATCTAAATTTTTTTGCTAGGTTTCTCCATGAAAGTCTTGGTGTATCAAAAGTAAAGTTAACTAGATTGTCGGCACCTCTTTCATCCTCTTCAAACTTAACATGTTCACTAAAAGTTAAGTAACAAAGAGCATCACCTTTCTTGAGAATAAAGTCTGGTGTATCATCTGGTATAAAAAAGTTTGGTATCACAGACACACACTTGTTCATTGGATAAATAAATATTCCTGGAATTACAGTCATGGGTAATCTTATGTTATGGAAAACAGGCTGAGTCATCATGACTGAAACATGATCAGGTACATCAAGCTTTATCCCTGTGTTTATTTTTAAATTTGTATATCCTTTAATCTGAGAAGTTTCACCATGACAGTATTGATTCTTCGGATGGTGTTCACTCCAAGGATCAGCCTTACTCTTCAAATGTTTTGCAGGTGTAAACCAATGCCAACGTGTCTCTTCCATATGCTCTTCGGCAAGAGGCACTACATTTTCATACATATCTCTTGCCTTACCTTTGGCAAAGTGTATGTCGGTAGGACACTTAACAAGCAATGTCTGAGTAAGTAAATCTTTTATTGGAGGACATGCTCTTATTGTTTTTTGACGTGCAGTAAATGACTGATCAAGCAGACTTACCAATGCCATACTAATCTGTTGTTGATTAGGCATGGGAGGTAGCATCTTTTTAATCTTCTGCCACATCTTTATGTTGTGTGCCGCCATGTTTGTATTACTGGAAGCTTCCACACCAGTTACAACCTGATCACCTACTCTGTTTTCATACGCAAAGTTTGTGTGAGTAGGTATCTTTCGTATCATGTCACAACTTCTCATGGCAGGGTAATCAGTCCATGCTTTAAAAGAAACTTCTTGATCCTTCATTCCTATAGGAGTACTACTAGCATCCATTGATTCGGAAGCATACGATTCATCAAAGCTATACTTTACTATGCTAGGTTTATTTCTCTTACGAAATATCATTTGTTAATCTTACTTCTTTCTTTTGCACGTTGACGTTCATCATCAGTAAAGCTTTTAATTGTTGGCACAGACTTGCCTGTTTCATAGTCAACTATCACACCAGTATTCCACTTACATCTTTCTTCTTCTGCATCTCTAAGATTGTTAAACAACTTAGGCTTTGCACCATTGATAAATCCATGTGTGTTTTCTGGTACGTACATGATGTCACCATCAACGTCAATTACTACTGCTAGTTTCATCGTATCCTCCTCGCATTTACAAAGTGTGATATAGAATATCTACCTAGTCCTTGTCCTTGGTAGTCAGCCCACATTTTTACTGGTGTAACTTCGTGATATAACCAACCCGGCATGAATAAAATTCTACCTCTTTTACATTCTAATTCAAAGTCATGTTCAATTATAAAGTCACCACCAGTGTAAGTCTTAGGCTCTTTGTAAAGCCACAACAATACAGTTATAGAACTGTCATCCATGTGGGGTTTGTAGTAGTCTGATGTATCGTAGTAACTTAGAAGATTAGTTGATCCATCACTCTGTCTAAGAAGCCTAAAGTATGGATGTAGCTTTTCCATATTACAAACAAACTCTTCGTTATATATTTTCTTTGCAATAGTTATAACTGTTTCGGGTGGCTGACTGTTACCACCAAAGTGTTCTTCAAAAAATAAACCTTTGTTCTTCTTTAAAAGATTACCATCCCTCCTTGCTCCATGTGTATCTTCTTTTAGTAAACCTTGTTTTCTTATTGTATCACACTCTTTATATATTTTGCCTAGTTCTTGCTCACTAAATAAATCATCTGACCAAGCGATAGGAGAGCCGTGTATAAAACTATACTGTAAGTCCATTGCATAACTCCTTTAACTTATCCATGTCTTCATCCATCTTGTACTTTATATCATCTAATAAATTCATTGCAATAGTTTTGTTACCTGTCCACAACTCTATCTCTCTACGATACTCTACTGTCTTACCTATAGCATCAGGGTCAAGGGCTATGATTACTTTGTTATACTCTGCTATCTTCTCCATGTGTTTAGGACTCAAGCTTGTACCCAGGATAGCCATCGCTGTGATGTATGGTAACTCTTGTGTAGCTATGATAGCTGACAATACATCCTCAACTATGAGTAGTACCTTGCCATTACCTACAGTGTAGTAATCAGCCTCGCCTGTGTAGCGATACCACTTGGGGTGGTTGACTCCTACTGACCTACCTATAGCATCAATCATCCTACCCTTGTGCTTGATAGGAAAGACAACACGTTCATCCTTTACATCGTACATGGTATCAGCTATTGCTATACCCCAACGTCTGATGAAGCGTTGGTACTTGGTGTGCTGTGCTTTGGGTGACACAACATACGGTGGTATTTCCATAGTCTCCTTCTCTTTCTTTATGTTTGTATATGCACGTGCAATCTGTTGTTCTTCTAATCGTCTATGTATCTCTGCTGCTGTCATGTCTGTACCATAGATGCCACCAACTGTACAGCCTAGCTTGAAACAGTTGTACTTTATATCACCTAGTTCATTAGTAGCAGTGAATGTATTGTTGCCCCTGCACTCAGGGCAATCACCTCTGTAACGATCACCCTCTTTCAACCCAAGATCAGTAACAAACTGTCTGATGTTATTCTTTCTAACGTACACCATCAGCCGATATACTTAGTAGTTCTTATGTTAAAAGAAAATACTATCCTTGGTACTGTTCGAGCATAGACAGGAAAAGGCATGTAGTGTTGTAGTCGAGAGGGAAACAAAATAAGATCCCCCTCTTCTACTTCAGGAGAGTAACTGACAAGATAGTTATCCCATATCTGTCGAACAGGAGAAATAAAAGTTGTACCACAGTGGTGTTTAGGATCGTAGGCAGTATAAAGAATACCACTCATACCATGATTGTGATCGTGAAGATGTATCTTACCCTGAAGACCATACTTCATGCACCAAAGATCAGAGCAACGATAGTCTCCTTCACTACCACCAAAAACTTTATGGGGTTCAAAGTCTATTGCCTCAAAGAACTTATGCTCATAAGGGTGATTACCTGTGTGTCTTCTACGCTCAACAGTATTAGGGTAGTCTGACCATGTACCTTCACCCTCTTGAGTTAGTGTATCTTCAGGTACTAACTTTAATAGTTTCTCTTTTGTTTCTTCCCAGTTGGGTACTTTTATTTTGTATAAAGATACTTGGGATAGATTAATCGTTTCCATTTTTATCTCCTCTTGCTGCTAGTGCTTTGCTTGCACCATTAAATGTGTTGACCATGTATGGCTTGACTGATGCTGTATTCTGGTGGCCTGTCACCTGCATGATACCTGCCAGATCAACACCACCCTCCATCATTTCTGTGACCGCTGTCCTACGTAGATCCATAGCCGTAAGCTCTTTAGGTAGATTAGCTTCGTCCAGGATCTTGTTGATATGTAACGAGATTTCTTCTTTATCATACGGTGTATACGCTCCTGCTCTTGGCTTGACTCTTGGAGCAACGTACTCCTGAAAGCCAAACTCCTCCTTCTGCTGACGCAGCATGGAACACAAGCCCTGAGAGATAGGGAGGTGAACCTCTGCATTACGCTTGCTCTGAGTCAGATCAATACGACATTGGTTTAAG